GTTTGGAACTGCTGAAACAGGTGACGCGGTTTATACTGCTGAAGGGTTTTTGTCAAGTGTTGAAATGTCGGCAGAAATGGAAGCGGCCGTTACTTATAGCGGATCAATTACAATCACCGGCGCAATCACTAAATCAACAAACTAAAACTTTAAAAGTTTATTATTTTGGCCGCCGTCATTTTTTGGCGGTGGCTTTTTTTATTATTAACGACAAACAAATATTAAAATGGCAAACAAACACAAAGGTTACATCGACATCAATGTCGGTGGCAAAAAAAGAACCCTTCACTTTTCAATGAACTTTTGGTCGGAATTTACCGAGCAATTAGGCGTTCCATTACACGAAATCGGCGACGTATTTACAAAAGGTATTTCAATCAAAGGTTTGCGCGCATTGGTTTACGCCGGTGTTTTAGCAAACGATCAAGAACAAGGCAATGAAATTGACTACAATATTTTCAAGGTTGGAACATGGCTTGATGATTTAGAACCAGATAAAATCAACGCCATTGTTGAAACAATGTTGGAATCAAAAATTTTAGGAAATAGTTTAACCGGCGAAACCAAACCGTCGGGAAAGCCGAAGCCGTCAAAGAAATAACATTCAAAAGTTTAACCGATTATTATATTGGTTTAATAGGCGTACAACCAAACGATTTTTGGCGGCAAACGTGGCGTGAAAATGCGCTATTGGCGGAAAATTACCATAACAATATAAATTTGAATTGGGAACAAACCCGCTATTTAGCAGCAATGATTCACAACGTTAATTGTCAAAAGAAATCACAAATGATAAAACCCGAACAATTATTTGAATTGCCGGTTGACAAAAAACGCAAAAAACAACGTGACAAACCAAAGTCAACGCGCGAACAAATGGAAGCGTTTGAATTAAAATATAAATCAATGACAAAGAAAACGACGCTAAAATAAAAGCGTCTTTTTTTTTGTATTTTTGTTTAAAATATTCTTTATGGCCGAATCAAATCTAAAAATTAATATTACCGGCGATTCGTCGAAACTAAAAAACGCTTTAAGTTCCGCAAATTCACAAATGAATGCTTTCGGAAAAAAAATGCAAAGCGTTGGACGTTCAATGTCAACACAATTAACTTTGCCAATAGTTGCGGCGGGTGCTGCGGCTACAAAATTGGCGTTGGATTTTGACAAGTCAATGACGCAAATAGAATCTTTGGTTGGCGTTGCTGCGGACGAAGTTGCAAAAATGGGCGAAGCCGCCAAAACAATGGCAACAGAAACAGGAAAAGGCGCAAATGAAGCCGGTGAAGCGTTGTTTTTTATTACTTCAGCCGGTTTAAGAGGTTCGGAAGCTATGGACGTTTTAAACGCGTCTTTAAAAGCGTCGGCGGTTGGATTAGGCGAAACAAAGACAATTGCAGATTTAGCAACGTCAGCGATGAACGCATACGGCGTGGAGAATTTAAGTGCAACGGCTGCAACAGATGTTTTAACGTCAGCGGTTCGTTTGGGTAAATTAGAAGCGTCTGAATTAGCCGGTGCAATGGGCGGGGTTATTCCTATTGCGTCAAATATGGGCGTTGGGTTTGATCAAGTCGGTGCGGCATTGGCTGCAATGTCAAAGACAGGAACAAACGCGGCAAACGGTGCAACACAATTAAACGCCATTTTAACAACAATTGCAAAACCAACGGCGGACGCCGAGGCTGCATTTAACAAAATGGGTTTCACGTCCGATTCATTAAAAGAAACATTAGCCGAAAAGGGTTTAATGGGGACGTTGTCGATGCTAAAACAAGGTTTAGACGCGACCGGTCAAGAGTTTACCGACATTGCGCCAAATGTTAGAGCATGGAAAGGGGTTCTTGATTTAACCGGTTCATCAATGGACGCCAACATTGCATTGTTTGACGAAATGACAAGGGCAACCGGTGCAACTGATGAAGCGTTTCAAAAAACGTCACAATCGGCGTCATTTCAATTTACAAAAGGAATGGCGACAATGAAAAATTCTTTAATGGAAATAGGACAAATAATTTTGCCGGCGGTTGTTAAAGGGGTTACAAAATTGTCTAATTTCATAAAAGGTTTGTCGGATAGTTTTAAAAATTTATCGCCACAAACGCAAAAAATCATTTTATCATTAACCGGTATTTTAGCGGCGGCCGGTCCGATGCTTATAATATTCGGTAAAATAATGACGGGACTTTCGGCGTTAGGACCAATACTAACAATGGCCGCGACAGGATTCAGAGTTCTAACAATAGCCATGGCTGCAAACCCTATTATTGCAATTGCGGGCGCTATTGCTTTGGTTGTAACGGCTTTAAATAGCTATACAAAGGCACAAAAAGAAGCGACGGCGGCATCAGTTGCGGAATTAGATACAAAGGGAATTGACGACCGTTTAAAGGCCGCTGAAGAAGAATTGGCGTATTTAGATACAATTGAAGGGAAAAGACGTTATTCGATAAGCGCTCAAAAAGCAATGAACAAACGTTTGACAAACGAAATTGCTTTATTAAAAGAACGTAAATCTGTTTTAAAAGAACAAGCGGAACTTGAATCAAAAGACGTTGAAACCGCTACAACAGACGCCGGAGTTGGAACAGAACCAATTACAGTTGACATTACGCCGATTGTAAATCCGGAAGACGCAAAAGCGGCTGCGGACAAACTTAAACAATTACAAAGTCAAATAAATGATGCGTTAGTCACAAACGACCGCGAAGCGTACAAGAAAAGACGCGCGGATGCTATTGCGCATTATGACGCTTTAATTAAAGACGAAAGCACATCATCACAACAAAGATTGGCGTTAGTTATTGCAAAAGCGGCAAAAGTCAAAGAAATAGACAACGCAGAAAAAGAACGCAAAAAACAAATTGAAGAAGACAAATTAAACGAGGAACGCAACCAACAACAACAATTGTTGAATTTAAAACAACAAATTGCAGACGCCACAAACGCAAGCGAAGAAGAACAAAAGGCGTTAGAAATTCAACGAATACAAGCTAAATTTGACGAATTGCGACGTTTAGCGGCCGAACATCAAATATTGACGGCCGAACAACAAGCGGCATTTGACGAAGCGCAAGCAGAAGCCGAAGCGGCCGTTTATGAGGAAAAGAAGGTTCGTTTTATGGATTTTATGATGTCAATGCAAATGGCAACAGATTTGGCGCAAAAAATTGGACAACAAGTTGACGCATCATTTGGCGCGATTGGAAGTGCGATTACAAACGCTTTTGGCGGCGCACAATCAGCAATGGGCGCATTTGTTGGAACATTAGCAAAAGACGCATTACAAATAGTTGGACACAATTTAAAGGTGGCAATGTCGAACGGAATCACCGGTGCAACACAAACCGCAAAAAGTTTTGGACCGGCTGCGGCGTTTGTTTTACCTGCATTGATTGCAGGCGCAACCGCTTTAATTAGTGGGAGTTTTTCAAAGTTTGCCGACGGTGGTATTGTAAGCGGTCCAACAATGGGATTAGTTGGTGAATACCCAGGCGCACGTTCAAATCCCGAAGTCATAGCGCCGTTAAATAAATTACAGGGAATGATTGGTGGCGTTGGTGGCGGCGGAAACGTTAACGTTACGGGTTCGGTTCGTGTTGACGGTCAAGATTTACTTATTGCAATTGAACGCGCTAATGAAACGGCCGGTCGAATATATTAAAATAAAATTATGGCGTACGGGGTTAAATACCGATTAATATTTTCCGATGTTTTAGGTCACGGAAAAAAAGTTGAAATATTAAAAAAAGATTATACCGGTGACGTATTTCCAATGATTGGTGGTTCAAATCCTGTTCAAATCTCGTGGCAATCGTCAGACGATTTTTATAAACCCATTATTGGTTCAAAATGTACTTTGCAACTAATGGTCACCGAAACCGTACAATATGACGATTTTTATAAGTTTGACGAGCGCGAATATAAGGTTGTTGTTTACTATGCGCAAAGCCAAGGCGAAATATTTGCAGGCCGCGTTCAAGCCGACGGCGGAACGTGTGAATCTTTTGAATGTATTGACAACGTCTTAACTAATTCAAGGGAAAATTTTAAACAATACGAAATTGAAGAATACCTAAATCAAATAAGAGATCGCGCAGCATTTTACGAAAACAATCAAACAACAGTTGACATTTTAACAGAATTTCAAGATTCAGATGATTTTTATTTATGGACTGAATATTGGTCCGGCTTTTTAGTTGTTGACCGTTACAAAGAAAAAATGATTTCACCGCCTTTTGGTGTTACATTTAACGCGTTTGACGGTTTAGGCACATTGAGCAATTTCGAAGCACCTTTAAAAGAAACTTACGACGGAACACCCGGTGTTGCTTATAATGATGCCGAAAGGATTGATTTAATACTTTCTAATTTAGATTTAGATTTAGACGTCTATTATATTAATGACATCCAACGTGACAGAATTGTTGGTAGTACAAGATTTAATTTCCCAGAGTTTACAACATTCCCGCCCGGTTTAAGAGAGCAAATAAATGGATATGATATATCTAACGCAAAAGACCAATTAACATTGTTGTTAGCAAGTTACAACATGAGAATATTTCAATCATATAATAAATGGTTTATTATAGAAGCGTCAAATATTTTTGATAATAATGTTAAAAATATTATATACAACGAAATTCAATCAACGGGAATTGTACCCACGAATATAAGACAGAAAATAAATGCACAATTACAAAACACTAAAAAAGAATATTTAAAAACTTTAAAATATGTTGACGGTGTTTATACCTCTGAATCAATTAATGATTTATTATTTGAAGCGCCAAATAAATTAATTCCTTTAAAAACGGATTTATCTAAAGAATTTTTACAACCAATAAATAAAATTATAACTGATGAAGTAAATGACAATGTAACAAATGCCGATTTTAACGCGGGATTTGAATACGGAACAACCGGCTTTTCATTGAGTGGAACCGCGCCTAATGGTGTGACTTATAACAACAGGGCGGAATTAAACGAGGGCGGCGTTGTTTTACAAGGTAATAAATCATTAAAATATTCAGTTACAACACAATTTCCAAATTTGACACCATTTTTTCAAATGGAAACTTTTCGAATTTCTAACATTTTAAATGAAATAGAAAATTATAAATTAAAATTTAGTTATTACGTTGAAATTGATTCAACAACAGATTCGCCAATAACAAATAAAATTGAATATTGGGCGCGAATGATTAGGGTTTCAAATACTTCACAATATAGAGATTGGGACAATGAAAATAAACGTTGGGTTTCTGAAGATGAATTCCCAAATTACGCGACAAATTTTGCTGAACAAACTGATTTTAATAAATGGAAGGAAGTAACGGTTAGTTTTAATACTGAAGATTTAGATTTAACTAATGTTGAAGTTGATTTTGTTTTGACATTTTGTTCAACACAATGCACCGATTCAAATTATATAACAACTTATTTTGATAATATACAAATCGTTTATGATGATGGAATTTCAAGTGCTACAAAAAGGGATTTAATTACTCAAATTGACAACAACCAAATTTATACAACAGAAAAAACAATAAAACGTCAAGTTCCGGTCGCCGAAAGCTATAAAGGTTTTTTAAGAACGCGCGATAATTACGGAACGTTTTCAACCACAAACTATTTTAAAAATATTTATGAAATAGAAAACCAAAATATTGCCAACGATTTTAGAGAGTTTGTCACACGTTACGACGGTACATTTAGAAACAACAAAGTTCAACCATTATCAATGCACAACAAATTGTGGTTTAATTGGTTGAATTATGAGAGTGATCCACAGTCAACAATTATTGACGGAATAAAATATGACGTTAAAAATGCTGAATATAAAATAAAATCACATTTACCAAACGACGACGATGATGTTGACGTGATAAATACTATAAAATAAGACATTGTTTTTGTTTGTCGGCCGTCGTATTTTCTTATGAATTGCGGCGGTTTTTTTGTAAATATTTTTTTTATTTGAAAATTATTTTTTATTTTTGTAGTCAATTATAAAAAAGAAAACAATGTTTGAAACCCAATTCAAGGCGGAAATGAAACGCCTTAATTTAAAACGTTATGACGTTTGCGAATTACTACAATGCACAATGCCAACGTTAAAATCAAGACTACAAAATCCAGAATCATTTACCATTGGCGAGGTCATTATTTTGCAAAGTGCGGATTTTAATTTGTCACAATTTGAATTAAAAATAAACGATTAAATTTTAGAAAATGAAAACAATAAACATCAAAGGAAAAAATTACATTACAGTTAACGAGAGGTTAAAACACTTCAGAACAGAACCAACATTTGAGGGTTGGCAAATCAACGAACAGTTGGTCCACATTGACGAAAAGGAAGGTATTTTCAAAGTAACAATTTGCGATACAAAAGGCGTTGAAATGGCGTCAGCGCATTCGCAGGAATATCGCGATTCGTCCTATATAAACAAAACGTCGTTTGTTGAAAACGGTTTCACGTCAGCATTGGGCCGCGCATTGGGTTATTTAGGCATTGGCATTGACACGTCTATTGCGTCAGCTAATGAGGTTCAAAACGCCGTTAAAAATCAATACAACGACAATAGAAAGTGGTTAACAGAAGCGCAACTAAACGCAACTTTAAAAGCTACAAAAGAACAAGC